CAATCCTTGACTAACAGTATCGGTACTCCTCTTTGTACTAGCCTTGATGCACAGGTATGTCGGCATAGGTGGATAGTATAAAACTTCTTATCGGCATAGCCTAAGTCCTTCCTAGCCTTCTGCCAGATAGCATTTAGTTCAGAGTAGTTAAGACTAAATAATTTATCAAAGTCTTTACTATCATTATAGTATTTATATATTGCTGACCTTACTTTATTAGTCATAGGTACAGCTACAGCTTGATCGTTCTTTCTATCGTTGAAGTTAATTTGATTATTGTCAAAGTCAACAAATCTTTTTTCAAGATTAAGTAGTTCATTCACTCTGCAACCTAAATCAATAAGACATTTAATAATATTTTTAGCTTCATAAAAAGAATTAATAAATAAATAATTCATCAATTCGCTTTCCATATCAGCAGTAAGATAATGAACCTTGCTGTTTTTTGTTGGTCTAGGTTTTGGGAACTTAATCATCTCAATGTATCCGTCTTCCTCCATCTCTTGAAGTACGACTCTCAGGTAGCCCATCTTTTGATTGACTACTGCATTACTATTCTTATGTTCTTGCTTAAGAGTATCCATCATCTTGTTAACCATAGGTCTAGTAATTTTATTCACTGGTAGGTCGCCAAGTGCTTTGATGTTGTGCTTCATTCCTATCAAGAAATTAGTAGCAGATTTGGTTCCGTTCTTTCTTCTTTTATATACAACTCTAGTTGCTTCAGAAAGTGTAGGCATTTTAGTTTTCATTGTGGTTCCTCAAAGGTAAGTTTATTAGTTGTTGGTCAGGTCTTCAATCATCTGCTTGAATCCCTCCAATCCGTAGTCTTGAGTACGGATTTCATAGGTAGAATATTTATTACCACAAACAAGACAAGTCCGACTCCTCCAAATAAAAGGAATCGAACTATCTTTAGTGTCTATGTTGTGGCCTCTAGTGGATAGCCTAGTTCGAGTATTGTTTACTTGATTGTCTAGGCTACCGCACTTAGTACACTTCATAAGTCTTGCTCCCAAAACTTGATAAGTTTTTTTAGTTCAGCTATACGCTTGGTTGCGTTGGCTTTCTTCTCAGCTTTTCTAATGCTGATTTGTTTCAGCATGGCCTGAGTTTCTTTGTTGATCTCTTCCATAAAATTCATTGTTCTACCTCTTCCATCAATTCATAAACATCAAACATTATGTGTTCAGATAATTCATTAATTTCATCTGAATCAATGCAGTCATCAATTAATTCATTTCTTTCATCAATCCATTCCTCACAAAAATCTTTAAATAATTTAAAATTTTTATTAGATAATTTAATTATTTTCATTCTTCCCCCTCCTCCCATTTAAGTGCATTATCAGAAAACTCTTCTAATTGCTCTAATACTTCTTCCATTGAATAACCACGTTCGATAGTATCTAATCCAAAAGCTAAATCAGATACTCTTTGTATAAAAAGTTCTCTATCTTTTTCGATAGTCCATGATTCGTCAATGGGCATATCTTTATACATTTGTTTGTAGTTCATTGTGGTTCCTCCGTTTTGATTTGGTTAATTGTTTTAATAATTTCCTTTTTGTAGTACTCAATAGTTTCATCTATTAAAAGATTGCCCTCTGAATCAGAGGGCGGAAAGATAGTAAAGTTTCTATCGGTAAGTTTTGTAGCTCTATGCAGTATGCAATCAAGCTCAAAAAGAGTAGCAGTTTTTGATCTAGTCATCTTCCTGTCTTGATACCTGTAGCTTGTTCAAACTTTGATAAGGCTGTAGGATTCATGCCACCTATATGCCAATAGTGTTGGCCTTTTGGTGTTGCGTCTAGCTTCCAATCGTAGACAGTAAAGTTATCTTTATGCCATTCAACAGAGACTTTGCCATCTCCATCTTCTAGTGTTGGCTTGCTGTAGGTTCCCTGTCTTTTATAGTCAGGCTCGCCAAGTGCATTGACTAACTCGTCATAAGTTGTAAGGGCATAGCCTTGTAAGCATGAAAACATCATGATGTGGTTCTCCTTTGTGGTTGATTAATAGCTATGAATAAACATAACTAAATACAGTATGATTTAAGACATAAAAAAAGTCAACCCCTAAACCGCCAACAGGTAAGTTTATTAGGGTTGACTTTGGTGTTAGCTAGTCAAACATATAACTGTTTGCTGCGTCAGCCATCTCTATTATTAAGTAGCCTACTTTGTTTCCGTTACTATCTTTTAATGGTTTTTCTATTGTCATAGAATCTTCATTAATGATTGCATCTTTTGAGTAGTCAGATAAGTCTTTAAAGATACGACTAATTTCTGGTGCTGCATTGTCCTCGAACATTGCATTGTCTAAGTTGATAGACATTCTTAGGTTTGCCATTGTGGTTCAATGATAAGGTTTACAAGTGAAAGGTTTGAGAGCCTTTCAGAGAGGGCTAGAAAGCCCTCTAAGAAAGAGTCGGTTTACTGTTCGCCAATTACAAGGTCAGCCGCTTTGACTGCATTACTAAATACTTTCATAAGTGCCTGAGATGGACTCTTGCTATTCTTGACAGCCTTTGCCCACCCTGATAAATAGGCTGCATGATTCTGAGTATTACAAGTTATCTGAAGTCGATTAGATACCAATACAGCCGTAAATTCTGCGGTCATCTCTTCAAGTCCTCGATAAGTTCCATACTCATGAAACCATTTGCGATTTAGTCTATCTTTTGTGCCTGTACTATGAGCAAATTCATGAGCTAGGGTTGCAAGATAAGCTTCATCATTTACAAATGATTCTCTAGGTGGCATTACTACATAATCTTCAGTGTAATATGCCTGATCACCTCTATGCTTAACGCCATCTTTTAAATCTTTTGAATAGATCATAAGACGATCATAAGCATTTTTGCATCTTTCAGATAATGGCCTTACTGACTTGTTACAGTCAGCCTTGAATGATTCAATAATTTTATCTAGTTTGCTTTGTGCTTTGTCATCAAGTCCGACTAGATCGGAAATATTAAAAACACTAGCTCCTTTGAAAGTAACTTTCATGATAAACTCTTGATTTCCTTCTTTGTCTAACTTAGGGCTGCCATCTTCATTTTTAAGATCAATCTTAATAGGATTAGGTCTTAAGATTTTAGCTGCCTTGCTGCCCTTCTTAGGTATGCAATTCAAGTCTTTTTTAGCCTGTCCATATCCCACCCATAAAGGTAATTCTTGACCTCTCAATGTTTGATACATTTCAAGGATTATAGGATTTGCTCCACTGTAGGCATGACCAGTTAAAAAATTGATATGCCCTTGAGACTTTGAAGCAGTCCATTCTTTACGCCATACATTGTCTAGTTGCTGATTGTCCAATAGTTCCATAAAGTCGCTAAGAATAGCGTCTTCGATTTTTACTGTTGGTTTCTTTGAAGTGAAAGTCATTGTGGTTCAATGGTTAGTTTTGAATAGAGTCTTAAGGACTCTTTAGAACCTACTAAGTAGGCTCTAAGGAATCGTTAATCAATAGTGAAATTTTGTTGAGGTTCCTTTAGTCTGGCTCTCATGTCCATAAATTCATCACAGTATTCTTGACAGTAATCAGAGTCTTTATAATCCCAATATCTTGGGTGATTCTCTTTGAACTGTTGAGAGTGCCATAATAGTTCTATCAACATAGAGCCAGTTAGTTTGACATTAAATTCAGTTTCGTAAAATGCCTTTTGTTGTTTGGGTGTTGCAAGTGCCATAGTGATTCTTTAAATAGCGCGGTCGGTTGTGCCGCTTGATAATAATATTAATATATATATTACTGTTTTGTTAGGATTGATTTATACTTTCTCTGTTATCCCTTGGTATCACTTAAGAAATCCAACTTAACATTCTGTAACATATACCCCCTTATCGATAATATGAAAAGATATACCTAGATAATAAAAAATTAGCCCAGATTAGCCCAAATAATATAAGATATATTATGAGATCCTAGTTATATCAATGGTTTTGCTTGCTTGTTGCTATTTTTTTGTAATTTTTGTAAGGGTTGAGGGGTAAAATCTTTTTTCTATATACGTATAACCCCTTCAAATTTTTGCTCCTAATTTTTTTGGGGTAATCTTGCAGCAGCAGGTCAAGGGTCCTCCCCCCTAGTGCAATCCTAAGTGTATTCTTAGTGTAATCTTAGTGAGTAGAGGTTACTCTTTCTCCTATAGTGGTCCCTAATAGAAATCTTTTATGAAACCTTGGTCAGATACGTTAGTATTTCTTATTTGTTGAGGGGTCATACCCATAGCAGTTTGAGTGATGGTGTTATTCATCATGGAGTTCCAATTATCTGTGTGTATTGATAGTAATTCTTCTTTTCTTTTAGAGATATTTAGGTCTTCATTTTGAGCCATGTATTCAGTCCAGTAGGCTACTGCACCAGCGAGGGAGTCAACGAGGTCATCATGTACAAGAGAACC